AGCCAGGCTGGAACACAACACCGACAGGACCGCCAACCGGTTGGTTGGTGTAGCTCGTCTGAACGCCATTGGCGTTCTCGAACTGCATGGTCTTTTCTTCGTGCCAATAACGAAGAACGTTCGTGTAGTTGCCAGGATAGATCTTGGCAACGTGGAGCTGGTTAGCGTTAATAGCCATTGTTAGTTACCTCCTCAAGCGTCGAAAGAGTAACCAACGGTCACGAAGTCTGCATTAAGCAGTTCGAAACCTGCATACAACGACCAGATCATTTGGATGAACCGGCTGAAGTCGTCGTTGTTGTTCAGAAGCACCTGAGCGTTGTTGCCGCCGATGCCGACGCCGACACACTGAGGACCGAAGAAGATACCAACAGCAGCGTTGTAATCTTGCGTCGTGCCTGCAATAGTTGCGTTCTGAGTTTGTGAAGGCATGTTGGTGGATTCGAAGAATCGCACGCCCTCAAAAACGAAGCCCGTGGGCATAATCGGCTCACCAGCCACGAAAGTGGCTTGGCCGAAGCCTTGACCCATGTACGGCGCAGCGTTGGGCTGCATGCCGGACATGAGGGGGTTGATTTGACCGTTACCGGGGTAGCGGGCCACCTCGCGGAAGTCACTATTTTGACGCAAGTGCATCAAGAAAGTGGGGTCACAAACGCAACGGTAGAAACCGTCCTGGAAGGTCGGGGTGTTGCGCTTACGCAGGGACTTGACCACACGGAGGAGGTCGTCCTTAACGTCGAACTTGGCTTGCTCAGCGTTGGTGTAAGTTAATCCACCGGTAGCAAGATCACCGGGGAAGTAGTAACCACCCTGGGAGTCAGAAGCCTGACCCTTGGAAACGGATTTCAGCAGTTCGTTGATGAAAACCCGATCACGCCAACGACGATAGTCATCCAGCAGAGTCAGGCTGCCGATTGACTGGTGGAAGGTGGTGAGGTTACCAGTGTCAAGAAGCAGACGTTGCGCTGTGATCAGCGTTTCGCGTGCAATCTTGAACGTTGAAGGTTGCGTAGGATCGGAAGGATCTGCAGGTCCGGTGTACTCACGGAGGGTAACCTGGACTTTGTCCTTGACGATATTACGGCTGTTAGCAGTACCGATCGTCTGCTCAGCTGTACGCTCACGTGACTCCTTAGAGCCAGGATTACCGAAGAACCGGTAGCGATCAAGCTGGACAGTCTGACCCGGCTGCTTGGAAAAATCGTGAACGACTACGGGCTCCGCAGCCATTTCAACGATATAAGCCGGGTGAGGACGATACAGTTCCGCACCGAGAATCTTCGGAAAATCATTATCGATGAACATCGATAAGTTCCGTAGAAACTACTTTCTAAATATACCTAAGTTTTTATGCTTCTAGTATTTAGTTGTCGCAAACGTAGAGGTTAAATATTTTTCTGGTTTGAACTATTAACACCAGGGCTAAATGTGCGGACCATGTTCCTAACACCTTCTCCAAGTTTCCCGTAAACAGAGCCGTAGTTAGGGACGTATCTACTTGACTTACCCCTATAGCTGTTGCGTACAGGAGAACCCATCTGACCAGGCACCCCCGTATATCGTGTCTCTGTGAACGTCTGACAGTAGACCGGGTAGTGATAAACCCACGCTGCTCTTGAGCCCGACTGATCGTTTGTTGGGTTTGTGAGAGCAGGAGCGTTTACACGCGGTTGAGAAACTGCACCACCCGTGATGCCGCCTCCATCAGAGGCATTAGTGTTGCTTCGAGGGGTTTGGAATGGCGAGTAAAGCTGGTTATCCGGTACTTGCTCGCCATACCAAGTAAAGCTCCCGAAGTTTCGAAGTCCTGGCTGTGGTCCTATAGCGGTCTGGACCCTTGCGTTCGCAGTGCTGTATAGACCTTGTTGTCTGTAACCTTGGTAGCGGATAAGTTAGGTGGTCCGACTGGGATTCTTCCGAAATCAGCACCTTGATCTATAACCCCCTCCCAAGTGGTTTTGACACCTGAAGGAGTTACATACCCGCTTGAAATAGTTGCATACGTATCAGTCAGATCCTGATCATTACCTGTCCTCTGAGGTCCAGACTGTATAGGATGGTAAAGATTCTTGTCGTACTTCCAGTTCGATTGGGGAGTGTAAGTCATCGATTCTTTGCTCTTCTTTTTTTAACTTTAGACTACAAAAAGAGAAAGGATTTTCTGGGACTTTGTGATGCTGAGCGGATCGTCAAAAGTTCTGGAGGTCTTCTTCGAAGATCCTGAAACTACCCTCGCTTGTTTTTCGGGATCGATTACTGAGTCTTTGGTACACCCAAAAAAACTCAAAAAATTAGCAATATATTTTCTCAAAACAGCAGCTGCTGGTTACTTCTTAGCCACGTTCGTAAGTCCTGCTGTAGCTGAACGATTTGAACTCACAAGAAAAGAGGCCATTGCGGCCTCCTTTATCTGTGGTTATGCAGGCATAAGAATTATCTCTCTAGCTGAGAAGAAGTTAGAGGAGAAATTCGTTTCTAAAAAGAAAGGTCAGGTCAGCTCGATTGACTCGTCGAAAGACTCAGACAGGGGAGCCTGAGTTTCTTCAGAAGAAGTAGGTGCTGATTCCACAGCTTCTTCTTCCTTGATTTTCTTTTTGCGCGGACGCTCGTTTCCAGTTCGCATATGAAGTCCTAGATCTAATTAGAGATTAGCAAAAAAAATTCCCCCATTTCTGGGGGAATATCTAATGCACCCTCTTGCAACTTAGATCAGGAAGGATCCATGAACAGTAGTTTATTACGCATTGCCTCAGGACCCATGCTGTTCAGAACGCGCCATGCATTCTCAGGACTCCGGTTCATGGTGTCCTGGAACTGTTCCCACTGCTGCTGAGGAGCTGCGGAAGCTGCGGCACCGCCAGCACCGGCAGGAGGTGCAGGCATGTCATAGTTCTGCTCGTAAGCCTGGGGCTGTTGCATGCCCTGAGTCTGAAGAGCGTTGTCATCGACATCCACAGGGACAACTTCGGTGAAGAAGCGGTCGGTGTAGTTAGCCAGATGATCAGGATCAGTCAGGATGGTCTGCATCGCATCGTGGCGAGCAGCCAGGTTGTCCATCTGAGTGCCTTGGTCGATCAGAAGATCTTCCAAAGAACAAGCGTACTGATTGAGGATTCCAGGGGCCTCAATACCGAAGTGGCTAACGACCTCGGCGGTTACGGGGCTGATTTCTGCGCTCTGGCCCGTAGAAACCTGCGAGGAAGTTTGGGTCGGTGAGACGCTGGTATTGGAGATCGGCGCTGCCTGGGGCTCCTGATAAGCCCAAGGCTGGGCCTGTGAAGTCAGATTGCTCTGTTGAGTAACCTGCTCGGGTGCCGTTTGGTAAAGCGACTGTGGAGTTTGGCTGAGGGACTGAGAGTTCACCTGGGAGAGAACCCTCTCCAAGGAACCCATCGCTTGCTCCCAAGGATTGCTGCTCGGGGAAGATTGAAACGTTGACGGGTTGGACGGGCTGCTGATAGTAGGGTCCGTAGCCGGTGCCACCTGGGACGGCGGTTGGGCTGTAGGTGCCGAAGCTACCACCGGGGTAGCTGCTTGGGGCACCCATTGGGGATACCCGGTTGAGCCCTGGTCCTGTACCGCCGGGGCTGCCGCCGGGGAGACCGGGCTCGGGGTCGAAGCTTGGATCTGCTGGTTCATAGCTACCCGAGTAAGTTAGTTCCTCTGCGAGGTGATCGAATGTCCTGTAAAGGAGGGGTGTGATATTCAGTCTAGGATCAGCCGCTAGAGGTTGATTAGGCGCAAGAGGATGCGGAGACTGTAACATCTGGCTTAATAATACCAGAAATTGTTGCATTGCCGACTGTGTTTGTTGAACCATTCTGAAAGGGAATCCTTTCAACATTTCGGCTCGCTCAGAGTCAGTTTTCTCAGGGAAAAGAAACTTCAGAGCTTCAACACTGTCGACACCTAATTCCTGCAAGTTACGAACAACAATAGATTTTTGATTGATGTCGTAAGCGGTGTCCTCATAGACATCACCTTGGAAACGATAAGTTACTTCTCGATCTCCATCTTCAGGAAGACCCACAACCCCTGGAGGGACTGCATTTTCCTGAAGTGCCTGTCGGATAGATTGAGTAACTTTGGCCTCAAACTTAGCCAGAGCGCGTTGATATTTCTCAACACTCTCTTCCGTTTCCTCTTTAGGTGGTTTGGGCTCCTTCAAACCCGAGGCAGCAATAAACGACTCGCGGAAGATCGTTTCCTGATGGTACAAAATCATCTCTAGGAGACGATTAAATCCATAAGTAAGGAACGATTTGTTCTTCCTTAAAGCCGTGGCCTGCGCCCGACCCATGAGACCTTTAATCTCCGTGGCAGTTGCACCGGCAGAGATCGAAATCTCATCCACACCGCCTAGAGCTGTGCGAATTTCCTCCCTTAAAAGGAGGGTATACCGGTTCATGTCCCCGTTAACAGGGTCCGGGGTCATGTAACCGACCCGGTCGGAGGGCTCTACGTTCGCGATGATTCGCGGGACGCGGAGACCCGAACCCATATTTGTTCCAAACGGCTCGCTTACACGAGTCGAAGGTTGGGTTGCACCTGCAAAACCACTCTGACTACTAATCGTTGGGCGGAAAGTGCTCTGAGTATCGTTCGCTTCGACCAGATCGCTACGAGGACGCGAACTGATCAGCGTGGGGTTGCCGAAGAACTCGATGTTCTTAGCGATATTACGAGTCAGTTGATCATGGAGAACGATCTGCTCCATGAACGGATCAAATTCTCCTTCTCCCTCTGTACCACTGGCGTTAGGTTTGTTGAGTACCTCAACAGCAGGGATGAAACCGAGGGTGTTTGGTCTCTTTTTCGACGGAGTTAATACCGTCCCTGGTTCCAGGTCAAAACTGAGTTCAGAGTCAGTTTCGACTTCACTGATTTCGTCGGCTGTAATCGCCAGACGCACATAACGCTTGTTGGCGTTAGCAGTATTGCTCGGAAGTCCAAGGTTCTGATTCTTAACTTTGTAGGAGTAGATGATGATTACTTCTTCTACTTCACC